TCGCCCTGCTGTAGGGGAAAGGTGACGGCGAACTGGCTTCCACCTGGGAACTGAACCGGTACACCTACGAGGATCGGGAATGGAACGTAAGCCCCGGTTGGGGTGGTGTCTTTGACTAGGGGTTGGCAGGTACAAGTCTGGGTCGCTGCGTCGAATGACTCGATTCTCGCAGGAAGCGAAACGTGCAACCCAGCGTTAATGGCCTGTCGGATGATGTCGTATAGTTCCGGATTCATATTATACCCACTTCCAGGTAAAGCCGCCCACTGTATAATCTGACGACCCATAACAACACTTAGCGATATTAGCCCCATCCAAGCCCAACCATCTAGCAGCCTCCCTGGCGGAAGGGAATATCATGGTGTCGGAAGCAATACACGGCTTAGCCTTATGTATAACACCATTTCCGACCCTCGCCCTACCTTGTATTTTGCCCCAATCCGTTAATCTAATCAATCTCTCTGGATCTCTAACATGATGTCTAGTGTGTTCTCCGCGGGTTTCCATCTTCAGGTGAGCGGGATTGCAGCAAGATCTAGTACCGCAGACATGGTGTACCACGCAGCTCCGAGGGATACGAACTTTGTTCACAAAAGTCTCATAGGCCAATACATGTGTTTTCACTCGGCGTCCGGATATGCTAATTCTTCCATATCCGCTATTCAGCCCTCCGGTCCACAACCAACAACCTGAGTTAGACTCTGGAGTTACTTGTGACCAGAATTCGCCCGGTAGTCTGGGGTCGCCGAATAAACTAGACATTTTGATTACCACCTTCAGATCTAGTGTAGCACACCATAGATTGATTCTCGACTTTTTTACTGGACTTCTAAAACTGTAGTCCAGGGCGTATTGCCATGGGTGTCGAACTTGTGCTCAATCGATGTTACTTGGAAGTAGCCACTCTTGGTCTTCGATGTAACGTGAACCTGTTGATTGACTTGAATGAGCGGCAGAAGCAAACATTGCAACTTCAACTTCTTCATCTTGGCTTTGGCTTTGGTAGCCGCACTCGTGTCAAGGCTGTTGAGAGTGTCGACGGACGAAGTGAAATCAGGTGACCCAATCAAGCCGGTCTGGGCGCTCAACTCGTAGACTACCGCTTTGCTAGGCTGATTCTGTAGAACGGCATGAAGTGCCATGTTTTGGATTGAGAGTTCGATTCCATTGCCGACTAAGAAATCGCCTAGGATGCGCAGAGACGAGCCGGAATCCGAGAACCCCCTCCGGTACACCTTCGGCGTCATCGACGTAACCAGCGCCCGGACAGAGCCCTCACCTAGGCCTGTTTCGGCTACGACAGAGTCGATCAGTTTGTTCGCGATTTGGGTCGCCGTCGAATTCGGCTTGAAGCTGACTTGCATGTTTCCGAGCGCATGGGCGCGCCCACCATCGGAACATCGAAGGGCGGTGACCTGGCCATCGGCTTCCGATGTCGTCAAGCACTGCATGATGTTGCCACGGAAGATGACACCCTGGGTTTCATCTTGGTAGCCAACTGTCAACGAGACGTCGCCCAACGTCGACATCTTGGCGAGAGAAGTAGGAGACACATTCCAGAGTTTGATTTCAGACGTGTTCGGATTCTTGGTGTTGTCCGCCTTGACAGTTACAGCGCACCTCAAGTCCGTAACCGTCCAAGTCTGGGTTGCAGTCGTCGCCTTAATGGAACGAGTAGGAGGCGGGTTGGCCTCATAGACAACGTTCAATGTGTACGAAGGTAGGAACATTAGACAGCCAATGGGTTGACAACGATGAGTTTGTAATTGACACCCAAGTCATACAACCCAGGGGCCGATGGGCCATCCTTGTCGAGGAAGATTCCTGATGTCGGCAAACGAGAATCGGTGTATTTGAACAGCCGAATGCCAGGGATGACTTTCGAGACTGCGATGACGCCGTCTTGGTCAGCAATCGAACAAGTCCAACTCGAGTCCCGCTCATTCCAATTGAACTCAAGCGTGTATGGCAAACCATCGATGTCGAGGTAGAGGGAATACCACCAAGTTCCATCTGTCTTCGTAGGTATGATTGAGTATTCCATTAGAGCCCCAGCAGTCGGTGTGCAAGGCTTCGGGTTGGCGCAGAGTCAGTTGTCGCCTTGGCTGGCTCCACCTTGTCTTCAGTCTTGCCTTTGGTGTCCGCAGACCTCTTCTGAACAACGACTTTCTTACCCGCTACCCACTTCGTCTTGACCATCTTGACTTCTTGTAGGTTGAGAGACAACTTGAGTTGGCTCGCCTTGCTTGTACGAGTGTAGCCAACGCTAGTCAAGATGTAGTCGATGAATGAAGGGCCATCTGTTCGGACAGTCACCTTCGATGCAGCCGACTGCCACAACCGAAGTTGATTCAGAATCTGAGCGGCTCGGCCAACGTAGCCCTCTTTCGAATGGGTGAAGTCTTGGGCGAGGGCTTCGATTTTGAGGGCGTGCGGCTTATCGACCTTGCCCGATGCGACGTCAAATCCGTCTTCGCAAGGCGCCGAAGTTACGGTCGAGTCAGTAACGTTGCCTTCCGAAACGAGTCCCGTGAGTTCGAGGGACGAAGTTCCGACTGATATTGTAAGAGTAGACATTAGCGTTGCCCTTGGATTGCTGCTACGGCTTCGAGGTGACGCTTCTGCATAACTTCGTCAACAGTCGCCGCAATCGCTTGGGGGTCAGCCGAGCCAGCGATATTGAACGTGAATGTTGTTGTCGACTCGAATGGCATCGTATTGGTTCCAACCTTGGCGCCAGCGGGCGGAAGGTCGACCTGGTTAGGTTGACGGCTAATGAAGTTGACACCTGGCGTCTGTGGCATAGTCCTAAGGTTAGGTGCCACGTACGGCTGGTTGACAAGCTCTTGGGTCGTCTTGATGATTTGGTTGAACTCGGTATTCGAGACGCCACCTAGGGCGCGGAACTTGGAGATCTTGGCAATCAGTTTGTCAATCCAATCGCAGATGGCAACAATGTCATCCTTCATCTCTTTCCAGCCGAGGAAGTTCCCGATCCAAATCAGAGCATCCTTCAATGCCCCCAGCGTGAGTTTGGCTGCTTTCTTGACGGCTTCATCAATCTGGTTGCCGAGGTTCTCAAGCCACTTGCCGACATCGCCGAAGACTGACTCGCCACCATGTAGACCAGTCCAGAAGTCGTCAACAATGAGAACGAGCGCCGCGAACGCTGCAACCATCGGGGCGATGCCAGCCGATGCTGTGATGAGCCCGTACACAGCCTTGATGAGAGCTGGAAACGCTACCATGGCGAGAGTCGTGATGACGGCGTCAAGTGCTTGTATAGCCAATTTTTGATTCTTCGAGTCGTCGAGCCACTCTTTGATTGCAGCCAACGGCTTCTCTACCGCCTTCAGTAGTAGGTTGAACGCCTTCCCGAGTTTGTCAATCGCATACCTAACCGCCGGGTTGGAGGCCAAGTCTGCAAATGTTTGGTAAATGTTGGCAAACGATTTGATGTTGGCTTCCGAAGCAAACACCTTGTCGAGTGACTTGCGAGCCAACGCCCATGACTTCTGAGCCCATTCGAATGCTTCGGATGCTTCTCGCTGGCCTTCCGTCAGTTTGACAGAATACTTCCTGGCCACTGCAATCGACTTCTCGATTTCAGCTCGGCCCTTCGACAGCATAGGAACCATGGCGGTTCCACCACGACCGAACACCTTTTGGGCCAACGCAACCCGTTCTGTTGCCGACTTCAAACCCTCCATCTTATCTGCTACCGACAAGAGGAGTTTGTCTACCGTCTTGAGTTGACCGTCGGAGTCTTTGAGGGCGATGCCAGACATGGCTTCCATCGCCTCTTGGGACCCATCGGCAGCTTCGGAAGCGGTACGAGCAAGCTTGCCTAGGGATTGGTCGAGTGTCTCAACTGAAACATCGGCGAACATTGCAGCCGCACGAAGCTCGATGAGTGTTCCAGCCGCGATTCCGAATTGCTCGGAAACACGACTCACCTCGTTTGCCGAGTCTGCTACACGCTCGATGACTTCGAGACCTTCGCCGATGACCTTCTTGATGCCACCGAAAACACGACCGACAGTCTTGTCAAAGAGCTCTAGTGCTTGGTTTGCGTTTGTCCATTCCTCAGACTTGAGGTTGATTCCAAGCGTAGCGAATAATTCTGCTATCTGCACTTTGACTACCTCTTCTGTGCGTCTGCTAGGACCTTACATCTTCGAACGTATGCTTTGTGTATGAATAGCAACTTGTCGAACGTCCAGGTTTCAATTTCGTTGTGGGTTGCGATTTGAGGGCCATCGTACGGCATGACCAATTGCAACCAGGTTTGATTGTCTTCGATGTCGTCTGTTTCCTTTTCCGATTCATCAATGAGGCAAGCACAGAGGGGACAGTTTTCAATCCCGTGCTCACAAATGGGACTTACGGTGTCGGTTTGGGGCTCACCAGCCGAATGAAAGATGCACCGAAGTTCAGCTTCAAGGCCGCAAACGAAGCCTTCAAGAGGGAGTCCGAGCAACCGGTGAATATCGAGTCCGGGTCGATGACCTTGCCATCAACCGTCGCCTTGGAGAGAAGGACGGTCATCGCGTGGGTGAGTTCGGCTTCATCAAGGATGTCAAGCGGCAACGAGTCGATGCCGACTTTGAGAAGGTCGACACCCTTATTCGCCTGCATGTATTTGCCCAGTGGCTTGCCGAACTTCTTGAGCAAACGAGAGAGCAACATGGTGGCTGTCACACCACCAAGCGGCTTGATTTCGATTTCCTTGGGTCCGTCTACTGTCTCGAGTGTTAGTTTCATGAATCCTCCTCAGGATTTGTTAGAAATTGCTACCAACGTGAACTTGGAGTTTCGAGCAACGGATCTTCCAAACCCGGTTGCCCGACTCTTTTGCGAACTCGACGTCTGGGTAGCCAGTCAGATAAGCCGAGTCCGAAGACATCAGAGTCGTACCGTTCAAGTCTTTGAGCAAGAACGGCTTGAAGATGACGGTGCCAAGCGCCTTCATGGCAGTCACATCTGCCGACCAAAGGGAGTTAGTGACCGAGGTCTGAGCAATGGTGACCTCGATATCAGCCGAGTTGTCAGCGCTCACGTTGACGACTTCGGTGCCATCGACAAGCATGGTGCTAGACGTCATGGGTGCAGACGGCGTGACCTTGACGAATTCGACTTGGAGCGCCTTGACGCCACCATAAATGGTCTGAAGTTTGTTCGCGGAGTATTGGGGCATTGACGTATTCCTTACAGAGTGACAGTGAGGTTGATGAGAGTCCGGAGGATTGCGCCAGTGAACTGGACACCAACCGCGACATTGGGGAGAATTCCGAGGGCTTTGTTGGCACTCGAGACGCTTGCGGCAGTCGGCATAACCACAGTCCAACCCGAAGCCCAAACGCCAGCCTTCTCGGCTCGTGCGCAGACGCCGCGGATTGCGGACTCGATGGTTGCGATACCTTCATCTGTGAAGGGAATCTTGTCGTTCTGCGTCTCGCAAATCGCGATCTCTTGGGACAACTGAGCCTTGAACCAATCGAGGTCTCGTGTGTTGTGAGCCAGTGTGCCCTTGGTGTTGAACGGGGCATTGACAACAGTGACACCACCGTATGAATACACGATTCCGCAATTCTTGGCTTGAGCCGCTACCTTCTGTGTATCAGTCAGAGCATCGGCAACCACGCCGTTGATTTTGGCCGAGCGGAAGGTAACCGAACCCGGGTCGCGGGTCAGAACATAGCCGGCTAGTGCGGTACCGGGGAGAGTTGAGCCAGCCGTACGCGAGAACACCAGGTCACACCGGTCGTTGTTGGTCGCCTTGACAACGTAAGCAACGTCGGTCGTCGAGGCACCGTCATAGACAGCCGAGTCCTGAGTCGAAAGAACCGCAAGCTTCTCATTCGCCAGGGCGTATGCAGCCGCGATGACGAGTTCAGCCTTGCCAGCGGTCGCCATGTGAAGCGTGTACCATTCGTTGTTCTCAAGAGCAATGGCCGCAAGGTCAGCCGCTAGACCAGCATCCGCTTGATTCTGCGAAACCGTCCAACGGGCAAGCGACAGAGCGCTCGGGACTGCAGTGAAGAAGACGCCAGGTGCCGAAGCCTTAAGGCGGAGATAGGTCGTTCCATCTGTCGCAACAACGAGAGTGCTACCCGCGTTGATGGCCGTCACAAGAGCGCCGATGACCTCAGCCGCGGTCGTGGTGCTGTCAGACGCGTAAGAGAACGTGGCGCTAATGCCAGTCGGTCCAACAATGTCAATCGCGTATGTAGACGAGTTGGCGATGACGGGAGTGAAGTCGATTGTCAAGTCAGGCGGGTTGTCGAGACGACCCAACATCACTCGGTCAACCGCAGACGCTTGGCTGAATAGAGGTGCCATGGCGCGGTAAGAGGCGCTGTAAGTCGGGAAGTCAGCCGCAACGCCAGCCAAACTCGAATACTCACGGACCCTCGAAGTGAACCCATTGGCCGTCGCTTCTGTTGCAGTCACGTAAGCGGCTACAAGTGGGATGTCTTGCGCGGGAACAGAAGGAACAGCTGCGGCTGGCGATACAGAGATGGAAACGAAATCGGCAAGAGACATGGGTTATTCCCCTAGATTGGGTAGTGGTTGTGGGTACCGTCGACGTGAGTTACGGTCAAATCCCCTTGGACGTCATTGATCCAAGGCGCAGTGGAAGAGGTTGTAATGAGCGAAGTCACTGTAATTCTCATTACCGCTCGGTCCAAGTATTTGGTCTGGTATGAGACTGGTATGTGTTGAGCGACACCAGGATATAACGAGATATAAGACAAGTTTAATGTGTCGATGGTTGTCTGAAGTTGGAAGTAATTCGCCAGGTGGGCCAGACGAGCCATGGCGCAGTTGATGCCTGTCGCCGTATGGTTGAAGATTTGGATGTCGAGTTCCAAGTAAAGTTCAGAGGTTGCCGATTGGGTGAGGTTGGTGACACCTACGACTTGAGACCATGACGGTGGTCCGAGTTCCATGCTCGTCACGTTCAACGTCGCATATGTCGATGTGTTGGACAATTGGTTGGGCTCTGTCTGGTTAGCCCATCGGACCTGGTTGCCAGCAATCCCGGTACCTGCGGCGACTGCGGCCTGAATGGCATCTTCGATTTGTGCATATGTCGGAATCGCCATTACACTATCCTACCTTCGATTGAGTTGACAAGTTGTCCTGAATCGATTAAGGTGATGTCCGAGCCCTTACGCTGTTTGGTTTCTTCGGTATCCGGGGGCTTGACTTTGTTCTGTTTGATGAACGTCTTAACGTCATTGATGGCGCGACCTGCAAGGCTGGCTAGGAGAGTCTCGGCGTTGGGGTCGACACCTTTGGTGGCCGCTTCTTTGACGGCCTTAGCGCAAAGCGCTTTGAGGGCGATGGCGTATTGCTGCTTATGAGACTTCAGCGCGGGTTCGATGAAGGGGCGTGCCGGAAGAGTCTCAGTCCCGTATGTATGAATGATGGCGAGTTCGGCATTCGAGATGTCTTCGCCTTGACGTGGATCGGAATCAAAGACACCTACCTGCAACTTCTTGTCAGCAAGTTTGGCGAGCTGCTTCGAAAGTTGAGGGAGTCGATTTGACTTGATTACCATTACGCCGAAACCCCATCCCACACCAATCCGCCGGAAGCTACACTGACTTCATCTCGAAGGGCCTTGAACGTTCGGCCGTAGACGGTTGAGTCGAGGTCTTGGGAATCGGTTTGGGGGGTGGTGTTGCCGCTTGACATCTTGCCCGTGTTGGCGTACGCCGCGACACCAAAGCCGAGAGACTTCAACAGGTGACACGTGAGTATCGCCTGACCCATGTTCAACTTGGTTCCCCATACAGCCGAGTTCATCCTTGACAAACTCATCGCGAGGAAGGTTGTCCAAGTTCCATCGTCTACAGCGGTAAACTCTGTAGAGATGGCCAGGCATTCGGTCTTAGTGATTGCGGCCATTGGGATCCTTTATCGTGCGAAGACTTTGCATCGAGATTTGTTGTTGACTATTCTGCTGACTTGTGATGTTCCACACCTATATTGGTCTGCTAGGTCCTGTAGAGTGTAAGAGCCAGTAGCATATTGCGTGCGGATTTCTGCAACTTCGACGTCTGACAACTTATGCGCCGATGCTTCCCCATACACACCAGATCCGGTTCGAAGTAGATTCTTAGTATTCTTGAGGCCGTTTTCTCTCAGGGTCTTTGCCCCTGTATCTGTCAGATTCTTTCTATTCTCTTTGGCGCTCACTAGGCGAAGGTGAGATGGATTGACGCAACTTCGAGTGTGGCATGTATGGTCTACCATCTGTTTTCTATCTGTAGACAGAAGGTCCACCATTTGCGATTGTAGTGCGAAGCGATGGGCCAATACCAACTTCTTCCCATTCTGAAACAACCCGTATCCACCTTGTGAGTAATTGCCAGACTTTCTCTTGACCGGAATCGTTACACAACCAGTCCACAACCAACAGCCTGTATTCGGTTCATGGGTGATGTGAGAGTTAAATCGTTCGACTTGGGTATTGTTACAATGTTGACTTCGGTTAATTAGCATTCGTCCAGTATACCATGGCTCGATGATTGCCTTGACACTTACCGTCAAGAAAATCACCCAACCAGCAACCGGGAGGAGGGACCGGTTGCGATTGAGGAGAGGAAGGCTGTTGTTTGGACAGCCGATCCTCTACAACTTGGGTCTAGATACCCCCGCTCGCTGGCAGACCGATGCACACCGCAGTCAGCTGGCGGACAATCGTGCCACCCATGCGAACCTTGACTTCATACTTGGTGCTGTTGTCGATATTGTTCACTTGGGTCACGGCGGGCTCAAGAGCCACAACGCGAGCCACGTTCTCGGAGTTCGAGAGGTCGGCCGCAACTAGACGCTGGCTAAGCTTGCCAGCGGTTGCAGTCACGGTCACAGGGGTCGTGTGCATGTAGTTCTCGAGGACTTCCACAATTTGAACGCTGGGGTACATCTCAGCGAACACATTGAGAATCGACTTCGCAGTGTAATCCGAGTGCACAGTCTGGCGAAGCGTCGCAAGGCGAGCCGAGCCGATGAACAGGTGGGTTGCAGTGTAGTTACCATTACTGCCCGTCTTGAGAGCCTCGATCGTGCCAGCCATGTCACGGATCATGAGAGCCGCGGTCTTGGTAGACCAAAGAGCGCTCGTACCCGAACCGTCGGCAGGGATCACATAGCCAGTCACGGAAGCCGCGTTAAGAAGACCAAGACGCGTACCGTCGCCAACAAGCGCCATCTTATCGAGACGCTCGACGAGATTGAACTTGGCCTGCACAACGCCCTGACCCTCAACCGGTCGGCCCGTCATAACACTCTGGCGGATCTCTTGGTCAAGAACCTGGAACTGATCGCGGTACTGAACAATGACTTCTGTCTGGTTTGTGCCAGTCAGAGCGCTTGCAGTCAGGGACACGCCGTCTGCCGTCTGGTCGCTCGCGTTGTTCATCGAATACACGGTGAAGCTATAGGTGTCTGCACCTTCGTCGGCGGTCTGTGTGGGAATCACGCTCGACACGAACACCGGGCGCTTGGCCGCGATGAACTTCTGCTCAACCTGGGTCAACTCGGCCGCTGTGAAGAGAGTCGTGTTGTCAAGCTTGACGTTCTTGGGGAGGTTGAGGTTCATCTTCTCTGCAACGTCAACGTAAATCTTCTTGGGTTCCATATGGGTTACATCCTTTTGGTCAAGAATGACAGTACGTTCAACGCAGTCATTCTTGGGTTGTGGTTGGACTGCGTTGAACAAGTCTGAAATCTGTGTGGTTGTAAAACCATCGAGTTTGAGGGTTGGGTGCTGACTGCTAACGACGGCTTTATGGATGCCATTGAGGTCTAGTCCGTCAACCTTGACGTCAAGAAGTTGGGCCTTAGACTTGGCATCGAGAAGTTGAGTAGCAAGAGCTTCCAGGTGGCCAGGGCTAGAAAGCTTGGCGTGTTGCTCAGTCAGCGAATCGAGCTTGGCTTGGAGGTCTTGGAGAGCCTTGTCGGCTTCATCCTTGGTCACCAGTTCTTCAACGACTTCTGGAGGTACTTCGATAGAGGCGATAGGGAGAACATCGCTCTTAGGCTCGATGGTTTCCATACATTCTTGGGAGGCTTCATCCTTCTTGGCCTTGCAAGCGTCTTCTGCATGCTTGCTGGCTTCGATGGCACGGAGTTGGGCTTCCGCCTCTTCCTTAGTAGGATGAGTACCGAGAACTTCGCCAGACATCGACAGCACAACCCACTTACCTTCACGCTCTTCAATCTTGTCGGTCTTGTCCATTTCAACTCCAATGTCTTGGGCTGCATCTAGAAGCAATCTGGCGCCATGACCGGCTCTTGCCTGATCAACGATTGCTAGGTGATTGTATCGAATGTCTGTAATGGTGGCATCACAGACAATGTTCTCTTGAGTCACCGGGTCGAATACTTGGAGGCCAGGCGTCGGAGTCCGAGTGCACGTATAACCGCAACTGAGCTCGACTTGGCCATTCTGTACGGCTTGAAGCGCTTCCGCGTCGACGATTCGAACCGTGGCCTCAACCCAACCCAGGTCAGACGAAGGGTGGACGTCAGTCACGGTACCGCGTGTTTCCATGCGGTAATTGCTTCCATCAACCCAGCCAGTCACCGGGTGATTCAGGGTGACGCTCTGAGCTTCCATGGTGGCAAGACTCTGAGCATCCATGACAACCGCTGGGCTACGCCACTCACGCGAGAGTGTCCCGTCGGGGAGGATGTAGTTAAACACTCCTACACGCGTGATTCTGGCTGTAGCTTGCAGAGCGCCGTTGTCAAGGCGCGTTGTGTCACATTTGATCTTGCGGTCAACCCGCCGAACGACTGTCATATACACCATTACCGAACTGAATCGATTAATGGTCTATTGGAAGTTGACAATCGGTTTACTTTATGTCTTGAAGGTTGGGCTGGCAGAAACAACGACAGTTGATGGGCATACCTGGAAAGGTAAGTTCACCGTCTACTTCTAGGCCTTCTTCAAGGTCGTACTCTTTACCATTGACTTCTTGGTGAGACGGTCTTACACGCTCGTCTTCGCAGGTAACCCATACACCCTTCGTAACCCCTGCTTCAACATATGCGTCGCGCGTGAGTTGGGAATTGAGCTTCTGAACCTGATCCTTGGCGATGAGTGCGGCTTGCGATTCGGTCACTCCATACCGCGACTCGATGGTTGCCGCCAGTGTTTCGACTGTCGCGTTGCCCTCAATGTGCTTGTCAAGCATCCGGGCGAGTGTAGAGAAAGAGCGCTGTGGTATGGTTTGAATGAGCTCAATGTTCTGTTGTAGGTATTGAGCCACGTGCTTTGGATCGGGGTGCGGCATCAAGATGCGTTGACGCATGAGGTTGCCACGGGCTACCGACAGTGTGTCTGTATAAGACGGCTTGACTACCTTAGCCACACTCTGGTTGCTCCAAGTCGCCTCTTGCTGGGCTTTGAGGAGTTGAGTCTGGAACTTCTCCTTTGCCTTGCGGAAGAACCTGGGAGAAGAGTCGAGGTAGGCGTCTTGGGTGACTTCGAGTTCTCGGGCAACCCTATACCAGTCGAGCGCCGGCTTGAGGTTAGTGACAGTAACTTGATGAAGGTGCTTGAGGAGCGGCAAGGTGCGCTTGTAATACTTCTGCGCCGATAGATCCGGATGTCTTGGAATGATTTGCTTGGGTTGACGTCGCATGGTGGACCTTTTGGGCTATGGGGTCAGGCGGAAGTGAACCCAACCAACTCGACAACATACCGTATTTATTGGGTGGTTGTCTATGTATTGGGTTCAGAACCTGTGTTGGAAAGCGTTTTAAGCAACCTGAGATTCTGTCTCTTCAGTGACCTCTGGAAGCTCGACGTCTTCGACTGTGGTAGTCAACGAAGCCCTGTCAGAGAACCTGGAAGCGCGGACCTCATTCGCAGTCAAGACGCCATTGAGGACGTAATTGCAATCCGCTTGAGCTTGAATGTTGTTCGTTTCAGCCTGTTCCTTGGCGGAGGGGACGGCGAGCGGGCGGAAGGTAATGGTGTACGCGTCTGGCTCTTGAATTCCCGTGAGGACCGCCACCAATCGCTCAATGCAGGGGCGGAGGTATTGGACCTGGATCGTCTGGACGTACGCTTGGAACGCCTTCTCACTTGCAGACCCGTTATTGAGCAGACCTGTTGCCCCGGTACCCTGCAATATGCTGAGGGGGATGCGAGAGTCTTGAGACGTCTTCTGGGCCAACCTGTCGAGGATTTCCGGGATTCCCGTCAGCGGGGTGGCGACTCGAGTGAATGTCTCGCCTGGATTAATCCCATCGCCAGCATCTAGAACTAGCGAGTGGTGTACCGACCTGGTCTTATCCATCATTTGAAGTCTAGATGTAATAAGGTTCAATCCATCAATATTATTCTCTGTAGCCGATGCCATTGCAGCCTTAAGACCTGGGATCGAAAGAGTGCCAACGGAGACATCAACCATCAACGTACCGGCCGACTGACAGGCAGTCTCTTGGGCTTGAATGGAGTCCTTGGTGCCCTCGAGGACAGAAGGACCGAAGCCCTGGCGACGGATACGATCGTTGAAGTCGACAACCGGAGCCGACATTCGGAGACATCGAGTGTAATGAATGCGATTGATGTCAAGAGAAACACCAGGCAGAACAGCGTCAATCGAGTAGATGGCTGGAAGTCCGAAGTTGGGCGAGTCAATGCTTGCTGTGTATTCGTTGGTAGCCGTTGCATCACCCGCGCCGAAGACTTTGAGTGCCTTGATCTTGCTCTTAGGCATGAGTGGCTTGCTCGGATCGGAGTCGTCTGTAGCCATATAGATGATTGAACCACCCGTCATCCTGGCGAGTCTGAGAGCCTCTTGGAGAGCTTCGGGCGCTTTGAGCGTTTCCATCCTCGACTGAAGACTCGCGGCAAGCTTCGGGTCAGACGGGATTTGGATTTCATATCCGGCTCGACATGCTTCCTCTGTAGGGAGGTCGACGATTACCTTTGCCGTACCAGACGCACGGTAGAGGTTCTTGGCAGACGTTGAACTGAGGACATACGCATACGCCTGGAACGATGCCGTCTTGTCTGCCGATGTTCCACTTCCAGTCAACGTGGAAACCCATGCATCAACCTTCGACTTACACCACTGCTTATATTTGTTTTGCGACATTGTGTCCTTCTTTCTTACTTCGGTACTACGTTGTTACATTCGTTTTGCTGCGGCTGCGTACCCCATAAGCATTGCGAGTGTGCTTGGGCCACTGGTAAGGAATCTGTTGACGGCGTAAGAAAGACAATCAACCCGTTCATCATGTTTGGCGTATGGGAAGGCGGTGACCTCTTCTTGGAAGTCTTTGACCCATGCGCCCTGTGGAGGGAAGAGAACTGACCCTGACTCTAGAGATGGGGTGGCGCTTGAAAGTCGCTCAGTTTTCGAGCCAAGGGGCTTGAGGTCAATGACGTTGGAGAACGATTGCCGAAGTGTTTGAATGGCGGCATGCCCGGATGACGCGGCTTCAATTAGGATCTCAGTCGGGTTGTAGGTGGTTCGATACTGGTTGATGGATGCGACGAGAGTCGGGAAATCCATTCTCTTGGTAAGACAATCCATGAGATACAGCTTCGGCCCCTTGACGCCTACGACGAGAATACACGTCGGATCATCTAGGCCGGTATTCGCGCAGTCGATAACCAATGCAGTCTTGTCAAACTTGGGCAGGGTGTCGTATTGGTGTTGTAGCCATGTCGCCTGGACGATTCCGCCTGTCCGTGCTACTGGGCGTTGCTGGTATTGGCTCTCAAAGTGATGAGATCCGAGTGCTATTTTGCGTGAGTCGAGAACCGCCTGTGGGAGCCGGATTGGGGCGAGGAGTTCGCCTGGCTGTCTCGGGTCGGTCCACGCGGGAGTTTCGCAAGGTGCCCCATCTAGCACGGCTGGCAGGGACAATTTGATGGTGGTAGGGCGGGACTCGAGGTGTCCAATAATATCATTACAAGCGAGTCTCTGAGCGATCACAATCGATGAGAGTTTGTTGGCATCTTTTGCGCGTGTTGACAAGACCTGGTCATACCAGTCGTTGGCCGCTTGGAGGGCGTCTGGGTTGTCAGCTTCACTCGCATCTACCAAGTCATCGACTATATGGACGTCAGCGTGATTTCCCGTAGCCGAACTTGGGGTGGCAACCAGGCGTTCGCCCATATTTGTGTTTCTCATGGCCGATTTATTGTTTGTGTCTTCAGTGAACTTGAGGTCGAAGTGAGCTTGATACCAGGGGGATTCAATCAAAGCACGAAACCTGGTAGCGAACCTTTGGGTCAAGGTCTGTCCGTGGGTGACGCAAATGAATGAGGTAGACGGCTTTGACGCCCATACCCATGCCGGATATAGGACAGACGTTGTTAGGGACTTGGATTGCCCTGGGGGGAGAGAGATCGTCAATGTGTGTACATCTGGGAACTTGCCGTCTTGTATGGCTTGGAGGTGAAGGGCGATGACTTTCTGGGGAAGCTCTGTCACCATCGGTTCAGAACAGACGTAGGACCAAGCGGCACGAACGAAGTCTTCGAAACTTCTCTTGTACAGAGATGATTCGAGCTTGAGCCGGTCTTGGGGGGACAGAGGGCGCATTACTTGCTTTGGAGTTTGGCGTCAAGAGCAAGCATGATAGAGATCTCGGCTGTCGACAGGTTCTCGGGGTTGATGTTGGACACGGAAACCGTCTGAGTGATTTCTGACTTGGATGTAGGTTTCGGCAAGGTGTATTGCGAGACGAACTCCAAGCAAGCAAGGATGTCTCGAGCTGGCGTGCTTGGGTCGGCCAGTATGGATTGTAGGCGCGGGACTGCTTGACCGATGAGTTGATGAAATTGCTCAAGCAAGGTGCCCTGTAGCGGCTCTAGCGCTTTCTTGATGGCCCGACGGGCCCGCTTCTGCCCATCGCTCAGCTTTGGGGC